CACCATTGGTACTAGGGCGTTGTTAATTAAGCACGAGCCGCCAACTCACGCTTAACCAATTCGATCATTTCCTGATCAGTATAGTCTTTCGACAGGTCTACTGACTCGAGGCCAGTATTCGCAAAACGTACTGCGAAGTCTCGTTGGACTTCGAACAGATTGCGGCGGCGTTCTGCAGCCATGCCCATGACGATCTCATTATCTGGGCTTGCCTTAAGCATGGACAGTGCCATACCGTACTGACGCAGGCACGCTTTCGCATAGTCTTCGTTGAATGCACTAGTGTTAGCTTGTTTCCAAGCTTCACGCTCGCGAGCATATTCCTCTTGAGCTTGCTTGAATTCGGCATCAATAGCACGTTCCACACGACGGAACTCTGCGTCCGCTTTTGCATCTGCTGCTTTTTTAGCAGCTTCTTTTGCTTCAGCGATTGCATCGATAGCCGCGATAGCGCCTACAACAACTGCACCGGCACCAACAAATTTCAAAACATTGTTCAACATGGTAAAACTCCTTTACAAGGTTAATTGATTAAGATAGGAAGATTTCCTTCCCAGGTTCACGTTAATAGTATATATCTGAGATTTTTTAGAATACAAAAAAAGATAACTCCTCTATCCTTAATTGGATAGAGGAGTATCTAATTAATGCATTAATCTATATTAAAAAGCTTCTTGTGGTTTTCCACAATACCTTTAATATAGTTTACTCGTGAAATAGGTAGATATTCATCTGTATTGTTTTCATATGCGCCAACGCATCGACCAATGAAAGATTCTGACGGAATACCTTTATTGTCACCTATGCAGACACTGCCATCATTACTTAGCCAGATATCTCGAGACGTACTTGTAGTGTAATAAACATCGTCAACAAAAGGATCTTTATAAGTAACATAGTCAGTTGAACGAATAACAGTAAAGTCAATTCGTTCATGACCATTGACAATAACATCACCACCGATATATCCATTACCAATGATAAATGAATTACCACTTACAATAGAACCATTAGTCACACGAGAATCATCGCAAACACGAGCGAATCCAACTACTTGTGCACGGCCAGATACAGTTGCCCTATCGTATAAAAAGGCATGGTCGTCTACTAAACCAAATTCCATTACACATGATTTATCTCTTACAATAGAGTTTCCTCTAACGGTTGCATAGTCAGTAACATGGGAAAGATCGCAAACACCAGCCGTACCATAAACACGCGCATTAGAATCTACAACAGCTAAATCCATTACGCGAGCATTTTCAGATACACGTGCTTTAGCACTTACTTTCGCATCGTCGTAGATCCAACAAAGACCTTTTTGAGATAAGTTCTTTTCTGATTCTACCCAACCACCAATGTCACCTTTCTTAACATCTCCAAAATTTTTCAATGCCCGAATACGATACAAAAGACCGCCGTTATGATAGAGGGTTAGGTTTTCAACCAACTCGAACTTTTTAGTGTTCTCTTTTTTAGTAGTCATCTTATTTATCCCAGTATTTAGATTTTAAATTGTTATGGTATTCAACCATTTCTTCATTAGATTTACCATTAGTATCGGTCATGTTGTAACCATAATCGATGAATTCTTTAGCAGCGCCAGAAAACCCACCAACATTCCAAATGTCTTCTTTCATCGCAGCGGTAACAATTACATGTGGTCGGGCCGGATCACGATAGGTGAAGTAATCAGTTGTGTGTTCTAACTTAAAGTTAATAACAGCACTACCATTTATAGTAACATTGCCGGTAATATCAGCACCACTAAAGATAGAAGATCCATCATTGATAACTACGTTAGTACCATTGATACGACCACCGGTAATTGTACAACTACTTATTTCGAAATCACCATCAATATCAGTATCACCACCAATATAGGTATTACCGCAAACAAAACCCTCACCTTTAATAGAAGCATTTCCATCAATATAGGAATTATCAGAGACGTCTACTTCGCCACCTACTTTAGCATTTTCAACAACGATAGCAATACCACGAATATATGCTTTATTAGAAATAACGGCCTCATCCCCAATAAAAGCCATATCCCCAATGATCGCTCTATCTTTAACAATGGCATAATCAGAAACAAGAGCATTTTCAATTACTGTAGCGCCACCATATACCTTAGCATTGCCAGCTACCCAACAATTTCCTTCATGAGAGAGATTTTCTTCTTCCTCAATATAACCACCAAGATCATCAGTTTTAACACAACGAAAATCTTCCAAGGCTTTGATGCGATAAAGCGTACGTCCTTCCACGATAACATAATCATCTTTAACCAATTCGTATTTTGTATCCTTAAGCTTAATTATTTTGGATATCGTGTTCATAATCCATTTCCTTTAAATATAGAGTAAAAAAATAAAAGCAAAAATAGAAATACTCCTCTACCTTCATTAGGTAGAGGAGTACTAATATTATTTACCGAGTTTTTCGGCACCCAAATCATACACATGATTACGGATATGTTTGTGTTCACCATTGCGACCACGAGCGTCTTTATTGTCGCGAATAGTCAATGTGGACTCCACTCGACCATGCTTGATAGTTTCAGTCGCTTCACCACCTTTGGTTTGTGGTGGGATGCGAGATACATAATCGCGAGTAACGATGTGTTCGGTATGCACGCCTTTGGCGATGTCAAACTTAGCAGACAAAGATTCAATTTCTTTGTGTTTAGCCATGGTTTCTACACCCAGCTCACCAGTAGCCAAAGCAGTCGCAGCTACGAATTGGTTAGTCAAACCAAATACCGCATCCATTTCTTTTTCAGTAACTTCAACACCGGTGTGTTTAATCACTGCATCGATTGCGCCTTTTTTGGTTTCCAGATTTTGTGATTCTGGATTGTAGACCAGATAGTCTTTCTGAATGATATCGGCCAATTCACGAGTGGTATCTTTAATAGACATAATAACTTTCCTTTTTAGGTTAAATAAAAATATAAGTACTTCTACATGTAGAAGGATAAACTTGATTGTCTTACCTTCAACTTAATAGTATAGTTCTGTATTATTTTTAAATAACCTAGTTTTTAAGGTAAGTACCCATCGAAACCATTTAATGCAGCAGGAGCAAATGATATTGGTTTGTAAACAACATCAAACTCTTGGACGCCAATATACAATAAAGAATTTTCTATTGGTCGGATACGAATCCTTCCGGTATCGTATTGGAAACCATTATCTTGAAAAGAAAGGACTTCTACTTTTAAAGATTCTTTTCTATAACGAACGACATTCAAGATAGAATCATTCAACTCGTCGATGGTAGGTGTGCGATACTTATACGTATTCGTAGTAACTACGTAGCTACCATCTTGAGTAAGAATCCTGTCAGCATACTTCCACCATTGAGCACCGACATGAATGCGTCGGTATGGCTGGATGTATACTTGTCCTTTCCATCTTTTAGAATTAGGAGAAACTTTCAATAAGACTCGTGTATTCTTGACGACTGTATCGAATCGCTTAAGTCGAACATCTTCTTTAGTCACTCTTAAACTTTGTCTTAATAAAGTCTCAGGACGACCAATAGTAATATCTCGGAAAGTAAGAGGAAACTCGCCCCTTTCGTTTATGTGTCGGAGTAAGTTTTCCTCTTCGGTAAGATTAGGATTAATCTTCATTTCGATTCATCCTTTTATCAATATTACCAGTTAACAAAGACAGGTTGTTTTTTAGAAGTCATCGTATCCATTTTAGCAATGTCTGACAGAATAGACACTGTGCCGGACTCAGCAGAAACGACATTATTTGTCAATAGTCGACGTGCCGAAGATGGGGTCACTTCTACGTCTTGACCGCCTTGGTTAATAATAGCTTGTACTGGGTTATTAGATTCTAATGAAGGAGAAACCAGTTTTTCAGCACAAGTAATGCCAGGTTCATTCACATAGTCAAAAGTAATTACAGTGTGCAGTACTTTACAGTTTTTACCATTGATTACTTGACGAGTAGTCAATGATCGAATACTAAAGCATACATTCATGCCTTTGGTTTTTAAATCTTCTTCTAAGAATTTACCATAAGGGCCAGCTGGTTTTACTTTAGCCATAATGCCGACACATTTTTCATTAGTCAATGGATCGACATAATCAGGAACCAACCAGATCTCACCAAACACACCACAAACAGATTTTTCATCGATACGAATATTTCGTTCTAGGAATTCCATGTCTGTTTGACCTGGTTGTTTAGAAGGATGGCCGTATTCTGCTTTAATAAAACCACCAGCAATACGCTGGTTAAATAAAGTACCAGGAGCAAAGAACTTATCGGCTCCTAAAGAAGAATAGTATTCATTTTCACCTGTTTTAGGATTGATGTTTTTAGATTTGTGATCCAAAGCACCAACACAAATAGTATAATAACCATTTTCATCAGGAGTAAGAACACCCTTCTTATCCGTACCGTCTAAACGAGTACAGCGATAAACAAAGTTAGACATGTCTACAACACTTTCTTATTCTAATATCTTAATACGTGATCGATCAGTTCTGTTTGTGTAGTAGGATTACACAGAGAAGAAACAACGCCAGTATAGAAATAACTACCTGTCAGTTTAGTCAGTGCTGAAGAAGCACTGAAGTTAACAGACGAAGCAGGTACAAATACCGGCATGACTTTATCAGGATCGATATCATTCAATATTTCGCGATAATACTGATTGATGTTATTTGGATTTCGTGCGATAATACTAATAGGAATAGCCAGGGATTCAAACGTATCACCAATAGACTTACCAGCATATTTACCAGTTTGTGAGAATACTCGCCCCATATCTGCATAAGAGATGAAGAACGGCACTTTACCTTTAGTGACAAATTCTTTATAGGATTTACCAATTAATTTATCTTCACGTACGACGACCAGACTTTTAATGATTACACTGCCTGGGTCGTAAGTTAGTTCGTAGTATTTTTCATCATCAATGGTGATGACGTTAATTGCATCAGGATCAGAATGAACACTAGCCATACAGTTGAAGATAGCGTAATGTGTTTCATCCGGATTGGTAATTAAAAACAAACTATAAAAGTGTGTATCACTACCAACACGAGCAAGACCTACCATCTCGTAACGAACTGGAAATATAATCTTACATCCTGTGGTCGTAATTAATTGGTTATTAACTTCTTTTAAAGAAGCCATAATTTTATCTTTATTACGAATACCGTATCTCATGGTAGGTCTCTTTCCTTAATTAACCTTTTACAACTTCAATCTGACCAGCTACCCATTCAATAAGAATGTTAATAATAGCAGTAGAAACAACAGTAGAAGTATCCAAATCTTGTTTAGAAGATTCAGCTACAATAAGATGTTTCAGGATCAAACTAGCCATAGTGTCTTTGAAGAATAAATCGCATACAGTGTCAGAAACAACATAAGCCAAATCAACATCCAAAATACGATTACCTGGATAATAGTTATTCAGGAAATGATTGATTTTGCCACGATATTCCAATACTGGAATTTCTTCAATGACTGCTTTCAATTCAGCATGTTCATCGTTAAAAGTATTTTCTACCAATGCCAAGATGCTCGAAGTGATCGCATCAAATGTACGAGCAGCCAAACGAGTTTTATCAATGGTATTTACAGTAGCCAAAACCAACTGACCATGACGAGCAAGTTCCTCTGCATTTTCAGTGATCGCATCAAGATTACGATAAGCAGTAGGATTACTAGAATTCATGATGCCTACCAAGATATCGGCTTTATTAGGAAGATCGATATTGGCATAAGTGTCATGATAAACATAGATGGTTTTGGTTTTGGTGTTGACACTGGAAATGACAGCTTTAGAAGCAATTGCAGTAGAATACATGCTGGCAAAGCTATTAATAATACGAGAACAAGCAACTTTAAAGAACATCGCCCATTGTTTCAGTTCTTCCTCAGTAATACGCATTCCCTGAATGGGTTCTTTTTCCAGTTTATCAACAATCAAAAACGCAGTCAGGTAAACCATAAAACTTTGGTAAGTTACTGAAGTATCATTAACAAACTCATTACGCAGTTTCAAAAGTTTCCATGCATCTTGGAACAGATCACCACCGAATTGTTTCTCGTATACTTCAGCTAAGTTCATGATGCCTTCGTTGGTACTGTCATCAGCTGTACGAACCAATTCGATAATCGTATCGTTATCTGCTTCATCAAAAGTAGGCTGACTAGAAGGACCTTTTTGAGAAGGATTATACAGAGATACCAGTCCGGCAATTCGAGGAAGAACAGTACTGTATACAAATTCAGGCACTTCGATTTGATTTACTTTAATTTTAGAAGCTGGTTCGATACGTACGGACAGACGATCACGAACATCTTCAATAACTTCACGAATAACTGGACTTACTACATTACGAGTAAAGCTCAGTTGGTTTTTAAGTGGGTTAATGCATTGCTCTTCAATAGAGTCGTATACTTGGTAAATAGCCGCGCCTTCAGTGAAACCAAAATTAGCATAAGACTTATCGATTACTGTTCCAAGAGAATGTTCCAGACATTCTTGAGAAGCGACAATGCCTTCAGCTGGAGTAACGTTTTGAACCATTGCATCCAGAGCAGTACCAGGAATTGCTTTAAGACGAGCACCATTTAACAATGAAGTCTTGGCAACATCATTAGCCAAGTTTAATACATCTTGAGTAAGCATTTATTTATTCTCCTTTAGCAATAATTCGGCGTTGCAATTCGGCCAAAGCCATCTCTTGAATAATGTTTGTATTCAAAGCCTCGCCTTTTACAAAACCTTGAACGCCAGTTACTTCACTGATCAAACGGTTGGCGAATACACCGACTAAATCAGCAGCACATGCTAATACAGTAGCATTCTCAGTATCTTTAACAAATTGTTGATCCATAGTTTAAATTCCCAGATCTAAAAACATAAAATAGTAAAATTTGAGATATAGAGTGCTCTAGAAATAGAGCACTCTTATCCCAATATAGGTTAATCTTTATTAGACAGATATTCCTTGCCGATGCGTTTAGACATTTCTACCAGAATGCTGTTAGACATACCCATCAAGAAAGGACTATTTACAATACGTGCATAAACAGATTGACTACCAAATACAGCATCGATCTCTTCACCTGGTTGATTGTCCTCCGAATTTATTCTTGGAGATTCTTCAAATACATGTGCGATCGTTGCCTTCAACTGGGCGCCAAATACAATTTTCGTAACATTCACATGATTCGCTACATCATGCAGTGTGCTAAGACACGTCCCTAACTTTCATTAGGATACTAGACTATATCAACACCCTGTATAAACAGGGGCTTTCTTTTTCCATTTAAAGCTCTCGCTACCCGCTTGGGCCGTACACGGAGGCTAACCCGTTAGTCGTTGAACGTTCCTGTCATAAACAGGCTTCGCTGCTGATTACCCATTGTACATCCATTACGATTTTTACTGTGTTCTAACACGAGTACGTAAGGCTTTAGGGCTTCCCAGCAATTAAGAAAGATATCACTTATCAATTACTCGATAAGCGGACAACAGTTATTCTAGATAAAACTAAAATAATTTAACATTATCGCCTTGAGATAAATAATTATTGCTCGTAATTGTAAATTTAATAACAGCAGTGTCCAGCATTAAAGGATTTCCGTTAACACGATAAGTATCGTCTACCATTCCTGTAAATGGAGCTTTACCTAAAGCTTTCTGTCTAGCGACAATTTTAGAATCTGAAAGATTAGCAATTTTTCTTAATGATTCACTCATGTCTTCTTTATCACCATTGTAGAATACTTCTACTTTATCAATGACACCTTTTACACTACTCTTAGGTACATTTGCAGAAATACTACGCAAGAGATCTAAAGATTCTTCATCGAACAATTTAGTATCGTTAGTTAAAGCATCTTCAATAAAACACAATGGATCATCAACCATTACTTTCGTACCTGGTTTAGCCAATCGATGAATACTTTGTTCAAAGTTCACAACGACTTCTTTTACCACTGTCGTTTGAATTTCAGTATCTAAACTTAATCGCTTAGAAATAGCTGTCGAGTCTTCATACGTATAAGGACTTTCCATCAAAGCTACACGTATCAATTTACCTGATTTGTAAGCTAAGCTTTTTGGATTTAACGGATCCTTAGTAAAGAAACCAGAATGATATGCAATGACATCACCCAGTTCTAATCGATCACCTACTTTTACATTTGAAACAATGTCGTGAGGCATGGTGAAACCACCACTACTACCAAACTTACGACCGATCTCGATATGGCGGAATGTACCGTCGTCATTTTGAATCTTAATAGCGTAATCATTTACTTCAACTACCTTACCGGTTTTATCGGCAGTAGCAGCAAATGTATCACCAGCTCGTTGAACCAGTTTAGCATCGTAGCCAGTTCGAGTAGGCATTGGGTGATAACCGGAAGCAGAAATTGTGTGGGTTTGCTGGACATTAATAAAATTAATCCTTTTTGGCCTATTCTGAATAATACAAGCACGTTCTCAACATTCTTATATTATCCCAGTAGTTAGACTATATCTTACCGTAAGCTGGTTAAACTTACAGCCCGTCCGCTTGGGAGAGTCTACACCGAGCAGACTCCCTACTCTACTCACTTCCACCTGCTAATCCTTATTTACTAGCAAGCGTGTTTTCGATAGTCGTTGAACCTTATTCTACTTTATATTCAGGAACAGTAACGAATATAGAGTTTTCTCGACTATGGTAATCATTAAACACCTTCCCGTCTTTCTTAACGTTTAGTTTTAGTTTAATCCTACCAAAGTAAAAATCTCTTTCGTTATAACCAGGGAGATAAGTTACCTCTCGAATAAATGTATTAATATCTTTCCAATAGTCAGGAATTCTATCTACATCCATTCTGTAGAACAGTAGTTTCAGTTTTCTACGGATAACGCTATTTACCTTGGTTTTAGGTATTTGCTCAAAAGCAGAATCTTGGCTGCGGATTTTCTCTATTACTTTGCTTTTTACCATATCAGCTTGATTAGAGCTGCCCCCAAGTATATCACTATCCTGGGTTGGTACAAAGTACTTAGCGAGAGGTCCCCGCAATTCAAACGGTTTAAGGACGACCCAATCTTTATAGTAGATCCAGTTATAACCATTAGTGAATAAACGATTTTGACAACGATAAGCTGCTGTTGTCTTAGCACATTTAAAGAATCTAGCTGAATCATTTACAGATAAGAAAAACATAATTTCATTATCGTTGTAAACAAATACAGGTTCGATATCTTTATTCTTAGCAATGAGTTCGAGCATCGGATCCATCACTAATCTCCAAGGATTAGGATTGTCACGATACTTTACTAGACACATGCTAGGCGTGAATGGTTGTTCTTCTTTAGACAACCAAGCCGATAATGTGGATACACCTAAGTTTAAATACTTAGCAGCTTCCGTTAGTGTATTAAAATCGTATTCTTGTGTAGTTAAAATATTCTTTACAGAAATAGGTTTTTCGATTTCGGTTAAGTAGATAAGATTAGTATCTGGAAATTCTTGGTCTGGACGACAGTATTGCCATCCTTCTGGATAAACCTTGTGTGGGTTATCTAGTCTACCAGATGATAAGATTACCTCACGATGTATACCTGTGTATAAAGAACACTCCGCACAACTTTCGCAAAGAATAACTTCTTTAGTGTGGTAATTTCTAATCTTAACAGGAACCTTAGCGTTGATATAACCGCCTTTATCAAAAGCTCTTCTTAAGTTTTCCTGGTTGGAAACCAATTCTAAATTCTCTATTCGGTTATCACCTTTGTTTCCATTGATGTGGTCTGTAAACATTTTCTCTGGCCATTTGTCCGATTTGAGAATAAATGTCATCACCATTAACCGATGAACAAAGAATGTTTTAGATTTACCGTCTTTAGCTAATTTAATACTGTAGTAACCATCACTGGTTCTAGTTTGTTTCAGTAACTTTATTTTATCAAACACTAACGAAATAATGTTAGTAGATTTATCAATAAAGTATTTACCATCTAAACCAGGTATTTCTGTAAAGGTTGTTCCATTGTATTGTATTGTTTTTAACATCTTTAATTCTCCAGTATAGGAGTTATTAATCTCAGATGTTTTAACAATACCAAACTTTTTAACTACACAATGTGTACATAAATTTTATAACTGTACGATCTGATCAATCGTCCATATCGCTGCATGGCATCATCATGGCTACTGTACTTAAAACATTGTCAGGTTTTAAGTCAGGATTCATCTCTCCAGTACCTGAATTTTCAGGAATACCGTAAAGATTCGTAAACTTAGGGTTAGCAGAGAGGTAAGTACTGATACCTGCATCTGAACTATCCTTAGTAGCTTCTGATACAATACCTACAGCATTTTTGTGGTGCTGTCGTGTTCTCTTAACCATAGACTGTTTAGAGCGACCACCATTACCTGTAAAGGTAATTTCTTCACCTTGCTTTAATTCTTGCAAAGGATTCAAAGTTTCAACGATCCGTTTAGTCGTGTCTTTATTAATTGCCATCCATACTGCCTCAGGATTTAATTCCACTGGATAGTTAGCTTTAATACCGTTTCGATTATGTTCACGTAAAGCACGAACCAGATGAGTATATACCTCACCCGACATCCGTTCAAAACCACGAATACGTTGCTCTGACATATCTACTTCGTCTCTGTGTTTATAATCAACAAGTAATTCAACACAACGAATCAGAAGACCACCAAAGTCTACAGGTTCTTTCATCTCAATCAAAATACGTTCAGTGATTGGATCCACAAACATATTGTAATAAAGATCGATCTCTTTTAAGTAACGACCAGGAATCTTAATAGACTCTAACAGATTAAAGAAATTTTCTTTTTCATTTAAACTGTAAATCGACATCTTATTTAGATCTGGGATTTTATTTAAACCAGACATTATCAAACTGGTTACACGATCTCGTTTAGAAAGAACCAAATTGAAGTCATTAAAACGAATAGCATATTCGTGACTTTCTAACTTCAGTCGTTTACCAATAGGTTCAGTTCGATAGTATTTAGGTTCTAAAGAAGCCAGTAGTTTAGTAATACCTAATCGATAGCACAACACCAGACCAATAGGGATCGCTTTACCCATGATGTCAATATTGACAGATTCAGTAGGTGCTTTAACAGAATCTAAACCACACAAAGATTCAATGGTTCCTAATTCTATTGGATTATTGTCCTGGATATAATAAATAATATTTTCACTATCTATTGCTAATGGATATTGTTTTTTGTACGTACCAATGAAAGTCATTCCTGTGACTTCTGATTTAATCACGAAATCACGACCAAATCGTTCTTCAGCACTTTTTCTGTCAAAGTACAAGAAGCAGTCTTTTGTAGTGATTGCTTTAAAATTACGAGATAAGACAGAATATACATAAGGTGCTTCTAGATGATTGTCGAACATATTGCCAGAACGAGTTTCCAATACATCTTTGTTTTCTTGATCAAAAGCATTCTTACGAATGTTGGCAATCAACCATTTTTCGTAATTAAATGCTCTCGAATCATCACGAGAGGCAAATGTTTTGCCAAAATAACTCGATAAAGAAACTGTACTGTCGTCAATCTTACGAATAGGTAAGTCGTAACGCTGATGGCAATAAGTATAAGTTTTACCACCAATAGTAAAGGTACCATCTTCAGAAACTTTAGGAATTTTAACACGGATAGTAGAAGCTTCACCTTCGATTGGTTTAATCTTCATGGCGTAAACAGTATAAGCACCTGAAATGTTTTCTACTTCAGTTTTCTTAATATCCTGAACCACTACGCCAGCTGATTGGACACCCACCATCATGGAAGCAATATCTCTTTCCATGAATTCAGTGATGTATTTTTTATCAAACACCTTAAGTGTAGAAATACCACGAGTATCTTTTTCAGTAATTTTTAATTCTTCTGGCTTAATGTCAATCATTTCTCCGACAGTTTTACCACCATCTTTACTTAAACTCAGAGAATTATATTTAGTAAGTGCTTTACGAATGCCATCGAATTTACTTACAGTCATTGGATTGCTTTTAGCATATTCTTCTAATACAAGTTTACCTTTAATACTTGGAGAGATAGGCTTGTCGACAATTTTAACCAACGGTACTTTATCTTCTACTTTGTAGTTTTTAAGATCCAGTACATCGCCAGAATCAAACTTAGAATTGATGACTTCTTCAAACTCGTCTTCTTGTTCATTCACTACAGGAACAATATTACTCATCTTAGATAGTTTATTAAGATCAGCATCACTTTCAGTTTCTGTAATCAATTCATCTTCATCATCGAGAATATCAGATACGACTTGAACATCTTCATCCTGATGTACTTCGCCTAATTCATTGTAGTAGACTTCTTCATGATAATCATTTGTATCATCATGATCGTCAGGATCATTTTCGTCATCTAGATCATTTTCTTGATCTTCTTCTCTTTGTAATGCACGACCACGACGTAATCGATAATCCGCAATCTGACCATAATCGCGTTCAGCATCATCTCGCTTAACAATTACATCATCCGGATCAGTTTCAATACCTGCATCATCATCGGTTTCTAGATTCTTAGCAGCGATCTCTTCTTCAGTAAGTTCAATACCTTCTTTAGTTTTAAAGATATTATTCAGTTTTAAGAGAATATTGATAAACTGCTTACTCATCAGACGAGGATCGATTTTACCAGCAGGATTCTCTTCACTATTCCTCCAACTATCTAATAAACCCAGATTAAAAATAGTAAATACATCATTTTTTACTAAAACGATATTTGTTTTATCTAAGATGGTTTTAGGTACATTAGCAAATACTGATTTTTCTCGGTTAAGACCCAACCATTTCCACATCTCTAAAATAAAGATACTTTCTAAGTTATCTAACTTACGGAATAACTCTACAGTCATCCCAGTAATGGATCTTTTTAAACTAGAGATAGGAAGTAATTCGTCAGGGACATTAATAAATAAAAATTGATTATAGTAGTTATTGTAATTGTAACTAACGTCAGCCAAACCTTTTAACAAAGTATTTAAAACGTTCATGTTACGATAATAACCAATATAGTTAGTATTACCTAGATAACGATAGCGACGATCGATGAGGGAATAGTTAAGAACCAGAGGAACAATAAGTTCTGGCTTATACTTATCCATCTCAACCACCATTTTAAATTTACGGTTGAGTTTTAAGTATTTCTTTAATTCGATTACTTGAGTTGCGGTACGAATAGTTAAAGTACCTAAACGAGAAGCAATATCCATGTAAGAATACATGGGGATTTTTAAGCTACCTTTCTTAAACAAGGCATTTTTATCACTAGGACCAACATCAGCAGTACTGCTAGGAATATAGTGATAAGCAGATTGTTTAGGTAGGAAAAATTGGGTGGTGTTAAATACTCTAGGATTATTAAAATGGGTAACCATCCTATTCATGAGTTTTAACTGAAATTGTTCAAAGTTAATCATTACAAGTTTGTTCCTTTAAACATTGATTAAAAAAGATAAGAGCACTCTCCAGGGATGAACCACTGGAGA